GATTACCGTTCCTGTCGTAAGCAATAAGAACTGGTACGTTCTTGCCAGTGTTCAATGATTGTAGGCGTCCGCGCCTTGCTCGCTCTAAGTCTCCTGATGGGACCTCTGGACGTAGATCGCTGCTTTGAGATGTACGTTCAATTTGAGATCTAGTTACATCTTCTGACCCGCCAATTTGAATCATTGTTTCAGTGATGTCACCAGCTTCGGTGCCTTCCCCAACGTTAATCCTTCTACCGGTATTTGGGTCAGTGGTTTGACCTGTACCTTGATCAAACTGACCACCAGCTAAGTTTGCCCGAATAGCGCCGTACACGGGACCAATACCCGCAACGGTTTCTTGTTGAACAGGACCTCTGTAGTCAGCACGTACTTGACGCTTGCGGTAACGCCTACGTCCTTCACCTTTAATGTACGCAAGTGAAAGGGGACGTTCTTTACCAGATGATTTACTAACAAGTTTGTCACCCAACTGCATCCGATAGTCATTTTCCTCTTCTTCAGTTTTTTGAAGAGGAACACTATTCTCACTCCTTACAGGATAAGCAGGGTTGGGGCGTGTTACACCATTAGCGTCTGTAATGGTTGGCAAAACATTTTGGAGAGGGTTTGCTAGTTCCGTTTCCCCAGTTTCTGGATCTTCTTTAAGTTCAAGTGCTCGTTCCCTGCTACTTACTTCACCATTGGCTCCTTGCACCATTCTGTGCTCAGGATCAAGCTCTGTGGCTCCCTCGGTGCGAGCAAGGATACGGTCAGCAACATCTCGGGTCGTCCTGATAGTGCGCGCGGGTTGTGCACCTTGCATCTTTGGAGTTCCGTCTTCGTTTGTTAACAGATTTCCATCTTTATCTCTAGCTTGAGTATCCGCAACCGCGGGTACTTGCACTCGGACTTGTGCGGGAATATCAAATGTACCCTTAACAGCCCTACTTACACCAGCGTCTTCTCCCCTACGTAAGATTGCGCCAGATTGATTAGACAGTAATAAGTTTTTTTCCTCTGGTTTAAGACCCCCTTCATCTTCTGAAAGGCGTTGAATTGGAACTGCACCAACTCCAGCAATTGGTACAGTCCCACGATTACTACCAGTGGTTGAACCAAACTTGCCCTTTTTAATAGCGTCTTCAAGACGAGCAATGTACAGTCGCATGTCGTTTTCTTCGCGAATTGGTTTGTTGACTTTACCGACCGATTCTGTACCTTCGGCTGTAGATGACCTTCTAAGGCGTTCTGGAAGATTGGGGTCATCAAAAAGAGGATCAGCAGATCCAAAGTTTACAAGGTCCCTTGGATCACTTTTAGGGTCACGCCATAAAGCTTGGTTTCGCATAGATTCTTCTAGTAAAGACTGTGCATGCTCAGCAGATGTAGGGGCTTCCCTACCGGTCCAATAGTCATTAGGATCAGCTTCCATTGGGCCGCGGGGGCGACCCATGCCTAATGCAAGTTCAGTATTACGACTTGGTCGGCGGCGTGCCGGTTCTGAACTACCGTCACCTTCAAGCCTTACCTCACCTCTGCGAACGCGAGTACCCATTGCAGAATCAATAAGCCCAGCTATGCGTTGACCAGATTCAAGGTCTTCTACTGCAGTGTCCCCAATAGATTCGTCGTACCTGCCAGGTAACCCTTGTGGATCTTCTAAGCCTGCATTGTCTCCAATTTCGCGTGCTACCTGTGCTTCTTCAGAATCATCTTCGGCACCTGCAAGCCCTCGTTCCTCATTGTAGATAGACTGAGCAATCGCGTCCCTCTCCGGGTGGTCACTAAGGTCGTAGTCATAAATAATGTCTTGTAGGGCAGCGTTACGCTGCCTTGATACTGCTGCATTAGCTTTTGACTCACTGCGAGAGCTGCCTTTTTTCTTTGGTTTTCCTGCTGCATCATCAGTTGAATCGTTGCCAGTCAAGAAATCAATTTCAGAAATACCCCTGCCACGTCGTTTTGTGGGTTTAGTAGTTGGTCTAGCATTACCAGATGATCCTGCTAGTGCCTTTTGCATGTTTTCAATCTGAGAAAGCATGCGTTCATTACGAACTTGCGTTGCTTTATCATCAGCTGAAGATGCCTGGTCTCCCTTGGGTTTGGGAGACGCATTAGAATCTTTCTTTTTGGCCATTAGAAGTACCTCACAAAAGTAAATGCTTTATTAGATATTACCACTTACCGAGTGACAGGTTTAAAGGTGATAGCCGAGATGACTTCACCATTTTCTCCCTTAATGTCATCAAAACCAATAACAAATGAAAGGTCAATCCCACGAGGTGCAACAAAGCCTCGGGCAATAGCGCAAGCTTTGGATGCTTGGTTAACTGCGCTTGCTCCAATTGCTCGGATCTTAGGGGACTGCCCCGCTACTACAGAGCGGGCAATGATTGAGCCAACACTCTGGGGGTTGCTAGTTCCTGATACTTTTATAATGTCATCTACTTGTGATTCCTGCGACATGATGTACTCCATTATTAGTGCTCGGTATGAACACTTAATCTTAGAAGTACCCAGCCTCTTGTAGGAGTTCAACCAAGTCAGATAACCGCATCACAGCGTAGGAATCACCCAAAGCTTTTTCACCTTTACCTGGGCGTTTAACAACTAATGCTGGAACAGCTCCACCTAAATTTGCAGCTTGGTCAACAGTGTCATTAAGCCATTGGCTGAGTGCAAAAGCCTTTTGGTTTTTGCATTGTAAAGTAACTTGCCTATTTTCTTTATTTCTAATACCGTTAATGTCCCCGGTATCCCCACCGCCTTTAAGCACAGTACGGTGGGCTACCGGAAATCCGTTATCGTTTAGGTATTGCCTTATTAGGGTTTCAAACGAGGTACCCTTCTGCTTAGCTCGGTTAGCCATGCTTAATGGCTTCTCTAATCTCAATCAATAAAGCTTTGATCTCTTTAAGAGTCTGATTTACTTCGTTAATTGGCGCAACTGATGCACGAGCATTTGCGTCTTGACGCATACGCTCATTTGCTTCTCTAGCGTTTTGAGCTCCAATTTCATTCAATGTTGGCATATCATGCTCCAAATCTTGATGTACGTTGTTCTTTACCGCTTAAGCCAATCCTACGACTAAGTTCTCGAGAAAGCAACTGTGCTCCGCGTTCACACGATTCAAATAACGCTTCAATAAGTTTACGGTATGCACGAGCAGTTTGATAGATATCTTGTTGAGAGATAACCCTGTCGTCTACATCTCGGCGTGCTTTGGCGATTGTAACCCTATCGCCCTTAGCATCAGCACCCCATTGCTCAATAAGAACACGTGCTTCTGTTACGCGACACTTGTTTGCTTCGCGGTCCTCATCAATCTCTGCTTTTACTAACTGACCTTTAGCAAAGGACACCCATGACATGAACTGGGTGTACACATCCATAAGAGCGCTGTCGTGCAAGTCGTCTAGGTTATCTGGCAAAGTTGGAGGGGAGTCTGAAGGGCGGGAAGGTAAAGAGAACTTGCTATTAAATTTGGCTACGGCGGGGTCTTCTATCTGGTCTTTTGAAATAACTCTCATGCCCAACACACTTTCTTGTACGAACAGTATTTACAACCATTAGACGACGCGGACTCTGCCCAGGATGGGCGGCTTGGAATGGTCCCACTATCTAAATGTGATATTACTTCTTTGCAGTTTTTAAGTATGGGCTCTACAACTTCTTCGTTATACTTAAGAACAAATTCTTTTACTTCTTGAGTAGGTTTCCATTCGTATATAAATACAATGGTATGAATACCCGTGCAGTACATGTACAAGTTACCTTGTCGGATGTGAGAAGCAAACGGAGTTTTAATTGCTTTCCACATCTCATCTAAGGAGATAACACCCTTGCTGTAATCCATGAACAGCGCCGGCTTTTCAAAGCGTACGGTACCTACACCTACACTTTTAATCTCAATGAGGGCCGTGCCTTCTTGATCAATAATCGTTCCATCCGCGTGCCCGATGATTCGGTGTTCATCGTTATGTATAGGTACCTCGCGGTACCCAATACGAGAACTGCTGCAGCTAGGACAGGAATTAGGAGCAAGTTCGCTCCAACGATTAAAACAGTTTTCACACGCCCAGTCACCTGATAACACCCCAGCTTCCCATAACCAAGTTTGCCATTTTGTATGAATGGCGTTACCTTCAGCAAACACATTGAGTCTACCAAATGCGTTTGATTCAGAAGCTCCTTCGACGTTCGTAATTTTGTAAACAGCTGCTCTTCCACACCATTCTTTTTTAGAAAGTTCACTAGGGTGTAGATGCTCAGTATCTCGCTTGCTATTTTTTGCAGCAGCTTCTTGGCGTGCTACGTTTTCAACAAGGGGGATTAGCCGACCACGAGATCTCATGGCTTTTTTGTAGTCTTGTAGGTTCCACGGGGTGTCAGTCATTACTCTCCGATAATCATTTGGAAGTCTGCTTCATTAAGAATGACGTAATTACGCCCGCCAAGATCGAACTGCAGCACAGGGAGCCTATCTTCAAGTACAGCACGTTGTGTTAACTCCTGTAGTTCTTTGGCCTTAATTGAATAAGACTTTTCGTTGTAGGTCAACTTATTTTCTATGAGCATGTCGTGTGTACGCACATCATTCTTGCGTAACCACCCGGAGCCTGACCCGGCATTACGGCTGCCATTGTAAGCCTTAGCAGAACGTAGTTCCTGCTTTTTTGAGGCTTTCATTATTTGGCGTTGTTTATCTTTTGGATTTTCACGCCCAAGAATCATACGAACTTTTCTTTGGCTTTCTGCTTAAGGTCTGCTTGAAGCCCAAGGTCCTCTCTAACCCCTTGCAGTAGAGCTTCTTTACCCTGCCACTTTTGACCATTGTAGTTGTAGTACGCACCAGTTCGCGTCACAATTTCGGTAGCAATGCAGATGTTGACGATATCTTTTATGGTGTCAAACTCCCCAAGCTTAAAGATGCCTGAAGGTGCAAAGTAGAAGTCAACTACTGCAACTTGCTGAGGGCGGTAAGTTTTGTTTTTAAGCGTTCGGGCACGAATAGTTTGGCCAACTGGCTCATCTTTTTCTTTAATCCACTCATCACGCTTTAATTCAATGCGAACAAAATAGTGGAAGTTCTTTGCTTTACCACCTGGAGTAGTGCGAGGGTCACCGTACATGACGCCAATCTTTTCACGCCACTGGTTAATAACTAAGCCAGTACACCCACGATCTTCATGGATCATTGAACGCTTTTGAGCCTTTGATGATTTACGGAAGAATTTGCCAGTAAGTCGTGCACCAAGACCCATTTGAAACTCAGACATAGTTTTTTCGTCTTCGTCACCAGGTACAAGGGCTGGCATGGAGTCAAGAACAATACAGTCAACTGCACGATTCTCCATAGTTTTAATAATTAAGTCGTATGCATGTTCCATAATGTTGGTTTCAACAACCCACAGGCGCTCTAAATCAACACCTAGTGCTGCTGCATACTCTGGTACAAACTCTTCGGCAGCAACCCACATAGCAATCCAATCAGGATCTAATGCTTGGTTAGCCGCGATGGTCTTATACGCAATAGCTGTTTTGCCTGACGACTCATCACCAATAATCTCAGACCATTGGTTCATTGGCCAGCCACCACCAAGCATGAGGTCATAAGCAAGAATTCCAGTTGTAATGCGTGGTAGTTCTTCTTTTACCCTGTTACCTTGAACGACGATGTCTTCGCCGTACTTCTTGTTGATCGACGCAATGATAGACGCAAGCGTCTCATGGTTTTCGTTTTTCAATTTGTGCTCCTAATTAAACAGCCCAGGAAGACTGTAGGCCTTGATCATACATGCCATTCCACCCACATTCAAAGCATCTGGGGGCAGGAGGTTTACCATTAATTGTGCTGTTGCCACCCTTGGAAGTTCTAGAAAACACGTGGGCACTTCCGCACTCAGGGCATGTCATGTCCCCTTGTTTGCGAGCAGCTTCTCCACCCTTCCATAAACGAATGGCTTCGCCCATGGTTAGCTCATCTTGTGGAGCGCGGCGTTCGTCTAATACCTTTTGACTTGTTGTTGGGTAGGGGTTAGCGGGAGCTGCTGGTGGAAACCTTAATGGTGCCGACGTTGGGGGCAACGACGTGCCTTGACGGGGCTGTTGGTCTGGTTGGTTGTTTGAAGCTAGGCGACGTGCCCACCAATCACTCATCTAAATCATCTTCCTCTGCGATAACGGTCATTAATGTAATAAATGTAGCTGCAGTTTCAGGAGCCATCGAAAGTTCCTCTGTGTCATTTGGGAGTACAAGGACATCACTATCAACCAAGTGAGAGATCAATCCCATACCGAAAGACACTAAGACATTCCGAGTGTTTTCAATTTCTGATTCTGTCAGGTTGTTATTAGCTTTAACAACTTCAAGCATCCAGTTTGAACACTCTTTTACGTTGTCAAAGCAACCAATGGATGTAAGGACTAGCCATTTACGGATTACATCCATAATCTCACTTTCTTGAACTTCTTCAGAAGGTGAGGAGAACCCAGCAGTTGAAGCAAGCCTCTGGCCCTCCAATATGGATAGCGCCAGATAAAAGTTTCGTTTGTCTACTGGGGTCATTGACATTATCATTTTCCTTTGGCCTCCGCCCAGCTACGTGCTGAGTGGCAAGATACTTTTAATGGTATACCTTCATAGGACACCCCGTCACCCATGGCTGAGATCAGGACAGGAAGTAATTTGTCCGCTTCTTCTTCTTTGACCATGACCACAAGTTCGTCGTGAACCTGAACAAGCATCTGCGCTTCGTGAGCTTGTAATGCCTGGTAGACATCAATCATTGCTTTCTTACAGATGTCTGCCGCTGAACCTTGAACCACAGCATTAACTGCCTGTCGTTCAGCACGTGACCTAAGTTGGGAGTCTGGGGACATTAGGTCCACAAGGTGGCGCCTACGGCCAGACATCGTGGAAACGTACCCCTTGGCTTTGCCAAAGGAGATTACATCTTGTTTCCATTTGGTAATCCCTGAGAACTGTTTGTAATACCTGTCAATCACAAACTTGGCGTGGTCTTCGTCAATGCCAGTTGTTCGAGCAAGCTTCTGTGCGCCACCGCCGTAGGCGGTTAGGAAGTTTACTCCTTTGCCAAGTTGGCGTTCCTCTGGGGTTACTTCAGATACTGGTTTGTTCAACACAAGGGCAGCCGCTCCAGCATGAATGTCTTC